TTCAAGACCATTGCCTTTTAATGCGCCTTGGTTAGCGTAAGTAGCTGCATCTTCTTTAGAAGAAAGGATGTTAGCAGTTGTACCGCCCATATCATTCTTCATGTTGTCGATTGTAGACTTTGTGTTGTCAGATTTTTCAGCAGCACCTTTCTTTTCAGCACCGTGACCTGCTGGAACTTTTTCTACATATTCACGAACGGTTTCTAAATCAAAACCTTCTTCTTCAGGCATATCGTCACTGCCTTCTTCGTCACCAAACTCGCCTTGGGCTTCTTCTTCGCCTTTTAGCTGCGCAAATTTAGCTTGTAGTTCGTCAACAATAGACTCTAAATCTTGCATAATTTCTTCTTCAGATTGCTCGCCGCCTTCTTCGTCACCCATTTCTAGGTCACCTTCTAGGTCGTCTGTTGGATCACCGCCCATTTCAGGCTCGTCGCCACCTTCAAAAGCAACATCTTCGAAGTTTTCATCTAGATCATCTTCGTCGCTATCTTCTTCGGAAGCTTCGTCAACTTTGTCTTCTTCTGCATCATCATCTTGTGCAGCTTCGTCCATGTCTTCGTCTTCTTTATCTTCTTCTTCTGCGATTTCAGATTCAATTAAATTTTCGTAGATTTCGCGTGATGCTTGTACTACGTATTCGTGGAAAAGCTCATCAGCTTTTGCTTGATCGTCGTTAACCAAATGCTCTAGCATTTGGCTTAATAAATTCTTATCTGCCATGTTAAATTCTCCTTCAAGGTATGGTTAGGCTGTGTTTTTATTTACTGCGTAGATTAAAAAAAGGGGTTAAATGACGTTTTTTTGATTCGTTTGGTCAGAATATATAGTTCCGGGGAACTTTTTTTCAAATTCTTCAAAACTTATATGTTTTAAATTTGGTAATGTAGGGCCAAGTTTTTCTGGAATAAATGATCCCGATTCTACTACTCTGTAAAACTGATTACCTCTCCAATCTCTAATCGTTTTTTCTGTTTGACTTAGCCAATTACCGTGGTAAGTGGGCGGTTCAAAACTCTTTTTATAGTTATATGTATCGGCATAAACATTGTTAAATTTACCTTCTATGCCTTCATAATCAAATCCAAAAATATATATGTCTTTGTGGCCGCAATCGCAAGCAAAATAAAGAGCTGTTGGACCGCTACTCCATCCCCTATGCGGATGGAAAAAGTTAACTCCGGACTTAGTATTAACTCCTTTGTTTGGATTTGTCCATACAGAATGTGTTCTGTGATACCCGCTGGCTATAATTTCGTTGACCATTTTTACGTCAACTGCAATTAAAAAATCGGGTTCAAATTCTCTGTAAAGTGCGTTACAACCAAATGTAGTGCCGTATTCTGGCAGGGCAGCATGATTTAATCTTAGTCTGCTACGCCCATTACCAAGTACGAAAGCTGGTTCATTCCGCGGGTTGCTGTGCTTCAACTGGAGTACCGTACATCTGTTGTATAAACGAACGCTCTGATTGTTCTTCCATTTCATGAGCTTCGCTTTGTTGGCGCAGTTGGTTGATTTGTCGTAAAGTTAATCGAATTTTACGAGTATCTGATTTTTTTAAGACAGAACTATCTCTGGAAGCGTCATATCTTTGATCGTTTCCAAAGTCGTTTGTATTGTCGTTAAAATAGAAAAATTCACGTAGAAGCATAATAATATTTACCTAAGTTAGGCTGCTGGAGCAGCTTCAGGTTCAGCCCCTGGTTCAGCTGCTTGTGCTGCTAAATCGTCGGGTGCTTCTGCGTCTTGTCCACCCGCTTCTGCCGCCATACCTCCCGGTGTTACGCCAGCCGATCTTAAGTCTCCAGCAGCATCATCCGTAGGTGTTAGGTTAGAACCATTTTCTTCGCGCCATAATGATTCATTTTCTTTAATTTCTTCTTCAGTTAATCCTAAGAAGCGTTTTAGTGCAAAACGTTTGCTTAGATGAGGAATTTGTGAAACTTGTGAATATGTTGCTGCTCTTGCTGTGTCAAGTTCTGATTGACGATAAGCAGCAAAGTTTTGTGGAGTATTAAATTTTAATTCAAATAAACTATTGTCAATGTTTACGCCCTGCGCAGCCATCCAAAGTTTAAATTCAACATCAAATGTTTGCGCTATCATTGATTGTAAACGTTTGCAATATTCATTAAATCGTAATTCTTGAATATATGCCGTTCCAACTTTTCCGTCGGCAATAGTATTACTTGCTTCTTCAATACCTGTTGGCAAGTATGCTGCTGGTATTCTTAAAGCACGGAAAAGTTTGTTTGTAAAGAATCGTAAATCTGTAATTTCACCTAGATTAGTACCACCCGGTAGTGTTTCAACTTTAGAACCACGACCTTCAGCAGTTTGTGGGAAGAAGTAATCTTCGTTTACACTTAGTGGATTATAACTAGCGTCAACTAAATTATTGCCACCACCGCTGGCGCTAGGAATACGTCTTTGTTGGATTTCGTTTTTAACACGTTCAACAAAGCTCATAGCCATGTGTGCTGGCATATTTCCAACGTCTACATAGAAAATACGTCTTTCTGGAGCACGTTGTATACGATAGATAATAATAGCATCTTCAAGCAATTCTTTTTGCTTGTAGACTTTGAATACAGATTCTAAAATTGAATTGCCAAAAGGATAATTGTTGTCTAATCCTTCGCTTAAACTAATATGCACAACATTTTTTGCATCAACCGTTATTTCGTTTACTTGATTGTGAAATCTAGTGCCAGGAGGTCTTGCTGCATCCCCAACAAATCCTCTACCAAATCCACCGCCCGATACGGTATAACTACCAGTACCACTAGGTTGTGTATTTGATGTAGCATGAGGAGTTGTTGCAATTAGATTTGCAAAGTTAAAATTAATATCTTTTAAAACATATTGCTCGGGAATTTTTCCTTCGCTTTCGTTAACGATAATTTTTGTAACCTTAGCAGGATCAACATACAACCATTTTTTAGTTTCTGGATCTCTAACAAAGAAACAATCTCCGTATTTGAAAGAATTTCGAACTATACGAAAAATTCTTGTGTCAAATTGATTTTGTTTTGCCCACTTCTGTAGGCTTTCTTTAATTAACTTAACTTCGGTTCCGGTTGGTTTGCCTTTAAATGATAGTTGAAACGCTGTTCCATTTTCTCTATCTTTTTGTGTACAAAATTCAGCTAAGATATCTAGAGCTGCGTTAACTTCGCTGTCCATATCCATAGTGTCATATTGCATATATCGTTCGACACGATTTGGATTACCTGCATATACGTCAGGCAAGAATGATGAATAATTAGTTCTTGCAGGTCCTGGTCGCCCTCTACTGCCAATAGGACTCATTGTTCCTTGTTGGTTATCGATGTTGACAGGAGTAAAATATTTTTTCCAACTCATTTAATTAATGATCCTTAAGCAGAATATACATTGCCCGTCATAGACTTTTGTGTAGTAAGCTGCTTGTCGTTAACTTCTAATAATTTTCGATTTATCATAACTAATAGATCCATCTTAGTATTTAATAGCGATAACTGCGATTCAGCTGTTTCTTGAGTTGCCTTAGCGGGTGTAGGTGTTGTTGCACCAGTTCTTGGTTGAGCAGTTGCTGCCGCTGGTGCTGGCGCTGCTGGTTGTTGTGATACACTAGTTTGAGCTGTTGAGGTCGATGGAGTTACGCTGCCACCTTTGGCAAATTGTCCAGAATAAGAATTTACTTTTCCTAAAATTTCTTCTCCAATTGCGCCTTTTCGTCTTATGTCTCCACCGGCAATTTGGCTTGTTGCTAACAAGTTTGCTTGTTCTTGAGATAATCCAGAAGTGCCCATACCAAGTTTGCTAGCCATTCCGGCTTGACCTTTTTTCATATACCAAGCACTAACTTCCGCAGCAACCTGTGGATCGTTAACTAAATCTGGATTTTTAACTAATCTATCATCACCGTAGATGGCTTTTGATGCAGCGGCATAATTATTTTTACCAGTTAACTGAATAAAACCTCTGCCTCTATATTTCCATCCATCTCCGGGTTCCGTATTCCCCATTTGACGACCCATTGCTGTGCCGGAACCATACATCATTTCGCCCATTTTTTGCTGGTCGCCTTTGATAGCATTTAGTTCTGCATCGGATTTTCCAGCAGCCCTACTACCAAATATTTTTCTAATACGATCGTTAGATGTATTAGCATAATTCATATTTTCAGAAATACTCTTACCGCCAGTTTCTTTCATTATGTTGCCTTTGACAGCAGCAACATAAGCAGGATCAGTAATTCCTTGTTTTTTAAGAGCTGCTTCAACTAGAGCCATGTTTTTCTGTTGATCTTGATTTAACGGTCCAGCAGCTCCTGGGGCCGGTCCTCCTGTTGGTGCAGCGGGTGCAGTAGCAGGTGTGGCAGGTGAAGGAGCTCCTCCTCCCATAGTTTTTCTTTCTTTAAAGGCTTTAAATGTTTCTTCAGGACTTGTGTAATTAATTTTCTTCTGTGCTTCTACTTGAGCTTCTGTTGTTTTAGTTGCCTCTTGAGCCGCAGCGGTAGCAGCTTGTGTTGTTTTAGTATGTTCTTGAGTAGCTTTCTTATCTTCCTCGTAAGTTCCACGTTCTATTGCTTTTTGTTTTCTCTTATCGTCTCTATCTTTTTCTTTAGCGTCAAGTTCTTTACGTTGGTCATCCCTTAAGGCTCTACGTCTATCAGCTTCTGCTTTACTAATACCACCAATTGCATTTGGTATTTTCTCTAATAAAGAATCCATCCAATCTTGCAAAGTCATCCATAAACGTTGGAAATTATCTTTTAAAGCATCAATAATTGTTCCAAATGTCCAACCACTATCATATAATTTCTTAAAGAGATAAACAACACCTGCAACCGCTGCCGCTACTGCAATAAATGGCGCTGCGGCCGCTAGTACAGGAGCTACGGTTGCCCATACTGCTGATGCCAGTGCTGTTAAACCTAAAACATTAACTGCTTGAACTAAATTTGCAGCAGCAGTAATGGCGCTTGAAACTACTATAAGTCCACCTAGTATTCCCATTCCTATAGCTACTTCTTTTGCATGGTCTGCCACCCAAGTCAATCCTTCAATTAATATAGGAGTTAGTTCTTCTATGGCCGCTGTAAATGACTGCAACATTTTATCTAACAACGGACTATTAGCCAATGCTGCCATAAATTTATTTGAAAGGTCAGCTAACTTTTCCATGTTACTTTTCATTTTAGCAGGATCAAGACCTTTGGCGCCTTCTGTTAATTGTTTTTGTCTGTCTAATTCTTGTTGTGCCGCTTGTGCTCTTAGACTTCCGTTATCTTTTTCTGCCCTGTTGGCTCGATCTAAATTAGAAACAATACCCTTGCCCCATTTTTCAGCATCATACGTGGCCAACGTTACTTGAGCAGCATTTTTTTGACTAGCAATAGCACCAGCATTGAATGCTTCGTCAATCTTAAATGCTCCTTCTCTAGTCATTGTTCCTGATTGTCTAATATCACGAGAAGCCTGTAGCAATGCTTTTGCGGCCTGCGGATTTGTAATCATTAATTGCTGAGCTGCTTCGCTGT